ACGGGTTTATTTAAATGTGTCATTCCAAAAGGTATGGTGGAAGGACGAGTACTTTGATGGCTCATAAACATATACCTTAAAGCATCATAAGCATGATCTTCAGCCTTTGTATCTACATCTTCACTATTAGTCTTGCTCATTGGTAGTGAAGGAAGAGTACGAATTAAATTAGTACAGGTATTAAATATTCTTAACTTAGGCTGACCATACTCATCTACTAGTAAGCGTCTGTGTACTTCCTGTTTGCCTTGCATTCTATCTGAATTAGAAGGAAGCCAGCGAAGACCTTGTTCAATCATGGTTTGGGCGATACTCTTACCTAATCCCATTTTATTCCAACAAGACCTATCTAAAACAGAAGAAGCAATATTGGGATCATAAGCTTCCAATTCCAAAATTACTTTTGCTAGTTCTTCAGCAGTTAATCTTGTTTGGTATAGCTCTCTATATATCCAAATACAACCGTCCCAATCTATCGCTCCCCATAACACACAAGAAGGAGCACTAAAACCATAGTCACAAGCACGTATTCTAGTCCAGTTATACGGAATTTCTTCCGGTCCTACTATATGCACTTGTGCATTAAATTCACTAAATACTGCACCTTCAGCAACATTCCAATCACCTTCCAGAAGTCTTTTCCTTTGTACTTCTGGTAGAGACATCAGCATCATCTCGTACTCACCATCCTGCATAAGATAAGGATTATCCGTTAATCGTGCAGGGATAAACTTACGCCTGAATAATGGTTCTCCTGCTCTTTCATGTGTATTACCAAAAACAAGAGTTTTGCTGCTTTCTATATCGGTAGCAAAGAACGGTTCATCTGGAGGAGCAGGATCAATAAACATCTTTTTAATCCACCAACCACCAACACCACCGGGGTTAGCTGTTGCTCTCATATACGTTTCAATCTCTGGATCGGTAGTACGAAGACGAGAACGAAGATAGTTCCATACAAAGGGCGAAGGGTAATGCCCTAACTCATCTATACCAATCCACGAAAACGCCATTCCTTGATAGCGATACACATCATCATCTTGGTCTACATAACTAAACAGTGCAGTAGCTCCTGATGGAAAAACCCAAGTTTTGATAGATTCTTTAAACTTGGCACCGGGAAATGCACGGGGGTAAACTTGTTTACTTTTGTCTATAAGTTCTGTTAGTTCTGCTAATGTTCTACGAAGTAACAAAGCACGGTGGTTACCGTTATTTGCATACCGTAGTAAATCCATAAGCATCGCAAACGATTTACCACCACCAGCAGCACCACCATATAATACTTCTTTTTCAGGGGCTGCTAGAAAAGAATATTGAGGGCCTTCATTAGGCTCAAAGATAATATCAGATTTTGCTGCTTTTATCTTCTTCTCAATAACGCCTCTAGTTTTCTTCTTGCCATTCTCGTTCTTTATTTCTAGAGATTTTAATTCTCTTTTTTTATTCGAGATTCTTTTTCTAAGCTTGTTTTTTGCTTTTTGTTTTGAACTGTATTGATAGCGTCTTTTAGGTTTTTCCTGTACATCACCCATCTATCGTCATCGCTTTTTCTTTGACTTTCGGAGGTAATAGTACAACTCCATGAATAACTTCTGCTCTAATATCCACTTCTTGCCGTTTGCTTATCCCTACTCTATCTAGAATATCGTTAGCGGCTTTCATACGTATCTCTATTTGACTATTCGGTATAGTACCGTCAGCATCCAACGCTTCCGCAAGCCTATTAACAGACTTAACCGTAGACCCTGCAAGCTGACTTCTTGCACGTTCTACGATCTCATGCTTTACAGAATGCATTAGATTACTTCTGGAACCTACGTGGTATCCAGCAATATCCATTGCTTCTATAACATTGCCACCATTATCAAACAGAGCATCCAAAAAGGTACTTTGTTTTTTCGTAAGTTCTTTTTTTCTCTTAGCAGGTAGCATCAAACTTTTCTACTTCTATTACGGTTTTTAGACATAATGCTCAGATTACGTCTGCCCCTATTCTTTGGATTACCATCTCTGTGGTGTACATCCATTCCATCGCCTTTAGATACACTGCCAGTTTTAACCATAGCTCGTCTAGACTTGTTCCTATTGGAACGCCTTCTTATCTGATCTTTTTTGCCTTGATAATTGGCGTATTCTTTTACATAGTTTCTAGCCATACAACTTCCTATATTAAAGTAAAAGGACAAACCATGGAAAGCGACTTACGAATAGCGCCTTTTAAGTCCTTTTACACTTCATATTAAACTATATTTAATATAAAGCTCTTTAGCAGCAAAGATAGCCCTCTCTAAGAAAAAGTAAAAGCGAGAGAGTGTGACTTTTTTACTGCACTACCTACTATTATACACCGTTTCACGGATTTGTCAAGTAAAAAATTTATTTTTTTTATAAGTACTTGATTATAAAGGAATCTTTTTTTACGAAAAAACGAGTATTTTCCAAAAAACAAAAAAAGCTTACATGCATAGGTTAAACCATTGATATTAAAAAGGTATTTTTGAGCATGTAAGAAATTATTAAAAATGAGAAAATCCTTAATTTTTGTTAAAAATAAAAAACAACAAAATCAACATGTTACGATTAAATAAAAAATAAAGCTTGACAAATCGGTGAGAAGCTGTATAATGTAAGTATACCCCCCTCCCCCCTTCTATACCTACTACTACAACAACAACAGTAGTCTTATGCCTCCTTATGATATAGAATAGATTTACATATGTCCTCTTTATGATATAGAATAGATTTACATATGCCCTCTTTATGATATAGAATAGATTTACAAGGTGTTAATTCTTGTTGTTTGTAGTAAAAGATATAAAATAGAGTACTTTTATAAGTCATTGATTTTATTGTGTTTTTCATATTACCTTAAAATTACAAAAAATTGAGCATGTGGGCATATATAATACACCCCTCCCCCTACTGTCCCTTGCCTTCCCCCCTATCGCCTCCTTTTTTCTTTTTCTTTCCTGTTTAGAATAATTCTAGAATACAGGCGGGCTATATATTATTTTTTTCTAATATGAATATGCNTTGATTGCGTTGGGATACTTTAGAATAATTCTAGAATATAATATTGTATCATATGAAACTATACCCTCATGGCCCGATAGGCTTTTGATATGGCAGCATGGCGCCCAATTTTTAATCATTACCCTCCCCCTATACATCAAGATATCTTTATATATCAATAAGCTATTGTTAATTTGCCGGCAATTCGTCGCCCGAATTAATTCGCACAATGATGTATTTAATTCATTGCAATATTCTAGATCGTCCCCATATTTTATATATGTTATATTATCTAAATATAAATCGGAGGCCCGCTATGGCCTCTTTTTGTCTTGTCGATTTGATACAGAGGCTTGAAAATGAAACAGATACCTAAAGACATGATTGTCCCTGCATGGCGCAGAGACATCTCAAATTCACGCAATGTCGCTTGGTTGCTACGTAATCTAACCGTACAAAATAAACACCATCCCGATTTAGGTGAGACTATTAATATGCTTATGGTGGAATGGACAATCCTAGCAACAACATCTAACAGCGATCTCAATATAGGAGCGTAACACAATGGCAAAAGCAAAGCGGCAGCAATTCGATGATACCGCAAAAGATAGGCTCACCGCATTAATTCGTGACGGTATGCAAACCGCACTAGATAATGGTGAACGTTGGCACGCTGGATATATAGCAAGCAATAGCGGTCTAGCGTATAGTCTAAACACGGGCAAACCATACCTAAACAGCAACCAATTGTATATGCTGCTATTTTATGGTGGCGGTCCTTGTGCTACTTATCCCGCATGGAAAAAGATAGGCGCGCAAGTAAGAGAAGGTGAAAAAGCAACAACACTTGTCCATGTTGGCACAGCTAAGAAAAGAGAACTAGACGAGAACGGCAACGAACAATTCTATAAAAAATTCAGCTATTTTAATACGTTCCACTATAGTCAGGTTGATGGATATGAATATCAGCCGGAACAAAGTAGTAATGATTTTGTACCAATAGAGGCGGCGCAAAAGATTATAGATGCAAGCGGCGCAAACATATCGCATGGCGCAAGCGGCGCGTCTTTCAGTGATAAAAACGATAATATAGCGGTGCCGTTCCAGTCTGATTTTGAAAGCGCAGAACTATACTATGGCACAATGTTTCACGAATTGGTGCATTGGACGGGCGCGAAACATAGATTAAA